AAACAATTACTCATCAGGAGCAACAGGTACAAGAGTTGCTATTGATAAGTTTAACTCAGACAATGTATTTTTAGTAGGTATGGATTTCTTTGGCATTGATGGTAAGGTAAATAACGTATACTCTGGGGAGCTATATTATACTCCTGAGAACTTTATAGCGCCTGACAACAACGAATGGCAAATACAATTTGAAGAAATAATACGAGAAAGAGTTGATGTTAACTTTTACCATGTTGACCCTCTTAACGAAATAAGTCCTAACAGACTTTTAAAATTAAATAACTTTCATCAATTAACCTACAAAGGCATGGTTGATAAGTTAAGTAAAGGAGAAATTAAATGAGTCAAATTTCATTACAAGAAAATGACGCAAAATTAGACGGCATTGAAGCAAACGCTAACAACTACTCACACCCAACAGGTAACGGTAACAATCATATTCCTAGCGGTGGTTCTACAGACCAAGTACTCAAGTATGCATCTGCTGGTACTGCTCAATGGGCAGATGCAAGTAGTGGCTCAAGAGTATTATTAAACAGGTCAGTTATGAACAATACTTCTAGTTATAATTTCACAGCTTTAAATAGCAGTCTGTATGATAACTATTATGTTGAGTGGCATGGGCTTGCCCCCAGTAATGGTGGTAGTTCCTCATTGGACTTATACCTTAGTGATGATGGGTTAACCTCAACTGACTCAGATATATGGACAAGAGTTACGAAAAATGGTGGTACAATTAGTAATGAGACTGTTACGGGAAAAGTTAGATTAGCAGTCAGTGTTGGTACGTACAGCACCGCAAATAGCAACCACGGTAATCAATGTAGTGGTCACCTTACTTTGTGGAATATGCACTCAGGCTCAGATTTGAGTACTAGTGCTACTGGACAGTCTGTTTACAGAACTAATGCTGGCACTAACAATAGCGATACCATTGGAGCAGTAGGGGATAAGTATGGTACAAATTCCCAAAATACCCACGACTCTTTTAAAATAAACTTTCATGGAGGTTCAACGAATATGGTTAAGGGTACTATAGCTGTATATGGCATATTAAAATAAAGGAATATAATAATGAGAAACCATAAAATATTAAATGGTGTAGTAGTTTATCTTACTGAAGAAGAAGAAGCACAACTAGCGGTTGAGCGGGCGGCAGAAGAGGCCAAAGCCCCTGAGTATGCACGGGAGGAACGTGACTTTTTACTTGCATCAAACGTTGACCCTATTGTAACTAACTTTTTACGTTGGAATGACATGACAGAAGCCAAGCGTACAGAGTGGACAGGCTATCGTCAAGCTCTTTTAGATATAGAAAACTTGGAGGGCTACCCACATGCAATCGTATGGCCTACTAAACCAGAATAAGGAGAAATTAAATGTCACAAATATCATTACAAGAAAATGATACCAAGTTAGATACGATAGAGACTAACGCAAACAACTACTCACACCCTACAGGAAACGGTAATAACCATATTCCTAGTGGCGGTGCTAGTGGTCAATTTTTAGGATACTCTTCGGCAGGAACTGCGTCTTGGGTGGCTTCACCTAGCCCAAGTATGACTTTTGGTGCTGTTGGTACTTATGTTTGGGCGCATAACACGGGTAACACACTCACACACAACTCAACTTGGTCTGGTAGTAATCTTACCGTTATCGCCGCAGTTACTGGTTCACCTAATGGTGATATCTACACTTATAACACCACAAAACCTTCAATCTCCGGAACATGGAGAGCTATTGGGGGCGGTGACGATACTCGTGGTAGTCACCATAGGATGTTAACCCTATTTATCAGGATTTCATAAAATGATAACAATAACAGAAGTGCGTAACGCACAATCATTAAACGCAGAAAATACTGCATTTGAAGTAGAAATTAATCATCCAGAACATGGTTGGATACCTTATGGGTTAATGCCTGATGATACAGATAATACTGTAGACAACAGCGTATTGCTTGTACTTATCGGCTCAGACTATGCGGCGTATGTAGCACCTACTCAAGAAGAACTAGATGCAGAAGCGGCTGAAGCTATAAGAAACTTAAGAGATGGTATTCTAGCAAGAGACGTAGACCCTATCGTAAGCAACCCGCTTAGATGGGCTAGCCTAACAGAAGCGGAACAGCTGGCTATAGCTAACTATAGAACAGCTTTATTAGACATAACAACTCAAGCAGATTTTCCTTATAGCGTCGTTATGCCTACCAAACCAGAATAAGGAGAATTTAAATGAGTCAAATATCATTACAAGAAAACGATACTAAACTAGACGGCATTGACACAAATGCTAACAACTACTCGCACCCTACAGGTGCAGGAAACAACCACATCCCTTCAGGCGGAAGCGTAGGGCAAATCTTAGAAAACACTGCTTCTGGTACTGTTCAATGGGCAGACGCTACAGGTTCTATATTCCCTGCGTTTGCTAACAGCACTTGGACAACAGGTACTTTTACATCTTCAGGGAATACCACATCATTTACAGCGCCAACTGGCGGTAACGGTATTTTCTTCGTTGGAAGAGCTCAATTCAGGTCAAATAATACATCAGTAATGGGCTCTATGAGTTCATCTATCTCAGGAACAGGAAGTTACTGCATGTTTGGTGGCGACTACGGAGGCTATCTTACTTCTGGTGGCAGTGCTGGCCCAAGCGGCGCAGTGGCAGGTAACCCTATTAATCATGGTATGCAAGGCTTTCTAGCTCCCGGAGGTTCTCTAAACTTCAATGCGGCGGCACCTAACTATAACATGTATTTCAACATAAGCATGAGATACAAAACAGTATAAAAATAACAGTCATCCCTTCGGGGGTGTTAAACTTTACTCTAAAACAAGGACTATTCATGTCAAAAAAGAATTCTCGCTTTGCAACTAAAAAAGATTCACGTATGCCTAAGTATATGAGAGAAGAGGATGAACGGAGAAATCCGAATAAGTATAAGAAATTTAATACTAATTTTCATGTCTTACCAAAGAATGAAAAACAAGATGACTTGATTAATGCAATAAAACATAACCCAATAACAGTTACTATAGGCTGTGCAGGTACTGGCAAAACGTACTGTAGCGCAGGAACGGTAGGACAGTTATTTATGTGGGGTAAATATAAGAAGATTGTTCTTACAAGAGCAAATGTTCCTACAGGAAAATCACTCGGACACTTTCCGGGAACTGTAGAAGAGAAGATGACACCTTGGCTAATGCCAATGTTAGAAGTTTTGAGTAAAGCTTTTGGACAAGGTAAGTATGAATACATGCTAGCTAAAGGTGAGATAGAGATACAACCTATCGAAACAATAAGAGGTCGTTCCTATGAGAATGCTCTCGTGCTTGTAGATGAAGCACAAAATTTATGTATGGATGAGCTAAAGGCGATTACAACCCGTCTAGGAGAAAACTCTAAGCTAGTGCTTATGGGTGACCCTGCTCAGTCCGATGTTAAAGATGGTCGAGACCTTATGACATTCTGTCGTAAAGTTAATGGGGCGGGTTTAGATATACCTGTAATACAATTCAGCGTTGAGGATATTGTTAGAAGCGATATCGTAGCTGACCTAGTGCGACTATTTATAGAAGAAGAAATGTAACACACAGAGAGAGCCTCTGGTAGCGTTTGATGGGGACTATTATCAAGACGTTGCTAGAGGCTGTCCTCGTGCCACTTTGGAGCAGAGAGTATGGAAGAAATAGTAAAAGAAGTAGCCTTAGACAAGGCACGAAGAATAATAAACATGAGAGCATTACTTGCCGGAGAATATATCCGAGGTCATAATGACTGTTTTGCTTTCTTATTAGAATACGAAAGAGCCTTAAGGGGAGATGCCTCGTTAAGCAAAGATATAGATATCACATACAACGATGAAGTTGAATTCATGGCAGAAATAACTAACCTTGGTTATGCGTCTTTGGAAGCCTTCACAATAGCTATGGGATTTGCGCTAGTAGAAAACAGAGAACCAACTACTGGTGATATAGCATTTGAGACCATTCAGGGTCAATCAACCGCAATGATAGCGGAAAATAATTATTGGTTCTCAACTCACGAAAGTAACAAAGGCGTAAGGCCACGTCGAAAGCAGATATTTAAAGAGATTAATCTTACAATACACGCTCGACCAATCGATTTAGGAACATAAAATGAGTACATATTACTATAAGGGTAGCCCTATATTAGCACCGCTAACTATAGAGAGCAACCAACCTATTTTCGTTAGCGACACTGTTTCTTTGAAACAAATTAGAACAGCTATGAATGCTCAGAGATGGGAAGTATCTTTTGATACAGCTACAAACGATAATGCAGTAGAATTGCTACTAGCTTCTTGTGACGGTCAAGCTAATGTTGCTACTATGATAATGCCACAATTAAAAGAAGTTGATGATGCTTATACAGCAGACGGTGACTACGTAGTTAACAACGGTCCGCTTTTATTCTCTGATGGAATAACTGCCGCTGGTTCAACTACTATAACTATCCACAGACTAGAGGGTGTTGGCTTCGTACCTAAAGGTTCTTTTATAAAGTTCGCTAACCACACTAAAATATACTTGCTTAAAACTGCAATAAACTTAGACACCATGTTGCTCACAGATACAGTAGACATAGAAATATACCCAAGCCTTAGAGTTGCTGTACCGGATTCCGCTCAGATAAAACTAGGAGCAGAAGTTCTTATATCTTATTTCCCAAGCATAGATAATGCAAAGGGAATTACTTATCAGGATGGTATTCTCGCAAGTCCGGGAACTACTACAATAATAGAGGCTTTGTAAGATGAGAACATTTTCAACAGCAGTATCTCAAGCTTTATCGCAAGACTATGTAGAATACTTCTTTTTAGTAGACTTAGAATTAAACTCAAACTACTACATGACAACACACTCCCAAGATATAGTTGAAAACGGTTACGTATACACTGCTAACGGGGCTATATTCAACTATGACCCTCCTAAACAGAACTCTGTTGTGGATAGAGATGCGTATAAGATTGCCTTTATCGACCCTAATAATCAGCTTATGCAAGAAGCTCGTGCAGGGATAGTTGGTAAGGGAATTAAAATACGTGCAGGGTTTGTACATGACACTCTTGGGCCACTTACAGGTGTGAATGATTTGGTTTATGTTTATAGCGGGTACGTTGATGCACCTTCCATAACTAACGACTTTGAAACAAAGATATTATCAATAGAGTGTTCTTCACCTATGGCTGACTTAGATGCAGTTAAGCCATTCTTTACAACTAAATACGGCATAGCCCAGTACGATACAGGTGATACTTGTTTCGACAGAATACATGATGGCTACAGCTTACAACTTAAATGGGGTAAAACATAATGGGTATAGAAGTACAAATAGCTATGTTCATCTTATCAACCGCATTTCAGGTTGACCAACATAAGAAGATGAAGAAGAAACAACAAGCGGCGGCAGAGGCTCGTAAGGGTTCTCAATTCACTGTTCAAAGTGATGCGATAGCGTTGCCCCTTGTTTACGGAAAACAACTACTGGGTGGTGTTCAGTTTGACCACACGATAAGTCCAAACTATAACCACAGAGCGCCCGATGCTAACACTAATAGCTTTATTAATGGTATGGGGTCTAGTGTATCAGGAACTAAGAATGAGTTCATGTATGCTAAACAAGCTATCTGTGTAGGCGGTATTAACCGTGCAGTGCACGTAACTGTCAACAGCAAGGCTTGGAATCACAGAGAATACCAACACGGACAGCGTATAGTTGTACACCCTAACGGCGGTGCGTCTACTATGCTTACTGCTAATGGTTATTCAAACTTAGATAAGTTTACAAACATAGCGTATTCAGAACAGGTGTTCCGTCTTGATAGAGATGAGAACAATTACTCAGGTGCGCCTAACGTTCAGTTCTATGTTGAAGGTATGAAGATAAGAAAGATTACTAACACTAGTGGAACGTACACAGTAAACACAACTAGAGAATATTCAAACAACCCCGCCTACGTATTGTTAGACTACTTGACTAACTCTACTTACGGAAAAGGTTTGGATGACACGGAAATTAATTTAGAAACATTTTATAACGCCGCACAGGTTTGTGAAGAAACAGTCCTAATAGGTGCGGATATTGCTGGACACGTCAATAGTGCCAAGCCCTATTCTAATTATCCTACATATGCACAATTCCCTAACCCGGATACTTGGGGTTTTGAAGACATGTATCTAAAAGACGATGCTACAGGAAACTATTACAGTTGGTCTAAAACTGGTGGTGACAAAGATAACCCTACAGGACAATATGTTCCGGTTACTTTACCAACTAGAAATATACCTTTGTATGAATGTAACGTAGCATTAGATACCGAAAAACCTATTAGAGACAATATTGAAGCGATTATGACTTCAATGAACTACGCAGAACTTACTTGGGACAGCGATGGTAAATATAAGCTATCTTTAGAATATCCTGAGACCGAAGGCGAAACTACTGCTTTAATTACTCAAGCTTTTGATAAAGATAGTATTATACTAGACAGTTTCAACACGACATTCCCTTCTGCTTCTGATAGATTTAACCATATGACGATTTCTTATTTAAACGAACATGAAGACTTTAAATCAGACTCTGTGTCTTGGCCACCTAAAGGCGGTGCTGTACATAGCACTTATGTAGGAGAAGATAATAACCAACAGTTTGAATCTTCAGTCTCACCAGATACTATAACTGACCCTTATCACGCTCTTGCAAAGGCGGAACAACTAGTGCGCTCTTCTAGAGCAATATTCACAGTTGACTTTGTAGTTAACAGAACCGGTTTAAAGACAGAGCCGGGGGATTTTATTACAGTACAGCTTGATGAAGCGGGCATGACTACTGCTGAAACTTTCAGAGTTCAATCTGTAGAGGTTCAAGAAAACTTTAATGTTAAAATAACTGCATATAGGTTTAGTGAAGATATTTTAGCTTGGAATATTGCAGACGGTATTGCTTATCCAAAGGCAGAGATATATGACTTCTCTACACCTAATGTAACAGCCTTATCACTATCTCAAAATGCTTTAAGGGAGTTTGAGTTTGGTCAATTAAATTGGTCTTACGCAGATGACGCGGGTAATGGAAATTTTACTTACGAAGTATCTTATAAGAAAAGTTCAGATGCTTCCTTTGTATTCTTAGGAACAACTAATGCTCTTAGCTTTAACTTTGGGAGACTAGTAGACATTGAGACGAATTCTTTATATGACTTTAAAGTAATTGTAAGAACACCTTTAGGGCAAAGAAGCTCCGGTACTACGATATCAAATGTAACGGTATCTAACGCTCCGGGTGCTGTTGTTGCGCTTACTGCTACAGAAGAACTTTACGTAACTAACAACGCCGCTGGTGTTAAATCAAGAGCGTTACTAGAGTGGACACCTGACCTTTCAGGGCTTAACCCTGCTTATTATTTGGTTGAATACAGGAAAGCGGGAGATGTAGACTTTACTTCATTAGGCACAGTTTCTGCTGACCATATTACAGTTCCAGACGTATCTCACGCTATCTATGATTTTAAGATAACACCTTATAGTGACTTTCATATTGCGGGTGCGGCGGTGACGTTTGTTAAGACAATAGTTGGTCTAGATGCTAAGCCTTCAGACCCTACTGGGTTTGCAGGAAACATCAACGAAGGGCAGATAAACCTTTCATGGGATAAGTCAACAGACCTTGATGTTGTGTATGGTGGTACTTGTGAAATTAGATTCCACAGTGAAGCAAATGCTACTGCTTCTTGGGAAACAGCTTCTATATTAGTTGAATCACTTTCTGGTAATACTAACAACAAAACTGTACCTACATTACAAGGAACCTTCTTAATTAAGTTTAAAGATTCTAGGGGTAACTACTCGGACAACCCTGCGTTGTTTATTAGTACATTCTTTGACACATCATTTAACCAAATTGATTTGATAGATGAGCATACTCAATGGCTAGGTGCTAAAACTAACTGCACAAAGGTTGGTAACTTCTTAGTGTTGGACAATAACCAAACTGATATGACATACTACTTTGATAATGTTATTGATTTGGGTGAAGTTATTTCTGTAAGAGTATCTCCACAGCTGACTTCTTCAGTTACACTTAGAGGTATTGATGTTGAAGACTATGAAGATATATCGCTTGTTGATAACATTGCGGGTCCTCTTCAGAACGCTAGTTTAAAGGTTGAAGTATCAACTACTCAGGATGACCCTAATAGTGGTTCACCTACTTGGTCTAGTTATGAGCTTCTTACTGTAAGTAGCTTTACATGTCGTGGACTCAGGTTTAGATTCTTGGGCGTAGCTGAAAACACTAACACAAGAATAATATTAACAGAGCTAGCAATATTGCTTGATAAGAAAGATGTAACTAAAGTTGGTTCGGCTACAACTAGCACAACTAACGATACAACAGTTACTTTCGCAACCCCGTTCTATGCGGGCATTGGTGGAACAACTGCACCTTCTGTTGGTCTTGGAATCATCGGAGGTTCTTTAGGAGATGAAGTCTTAATAACTTCAAGAGACCGTGTTGGTTTCTCTTACTCAATTTATAACAGCGGTAGTCGTGTTTCACGAGATACTGACTGGCAAGCTATTGGACAATAAGGATATAATATGTCACAAACAACAAGAACAGTAACGGCTAACCAAGATGGTACCGCTTACACAGCAGACTATAATGACGCTTTGGCGGCAATGGATACTTGTCATTCAGGCTCTTCTGCTCCAACAGACGAAGTTTTAGATGGTAAATTCTGGCTAGACACTAGCGGAACAAACCCAATATTAAAAATATACAGAGGTGCTTGGGTGTCTCTGTTTACAGTTACTTCAGGTGGTGCTACGGTAAACGCTACTGTAACACCTAGTGGACACACCCACACAATCGGTCAAGTAACTGGCTTACAAACTGCTTTAGATGCGGCGAGTGATTCAGACGGAGACCTCAACAACGACTTTAATGCGGCTACTCTGAATATCGGTACAAAGATAGACATGGGGGCTTGGACTATTACTGAGTCAAGTGGTCATCTTTATTTTGCTAACAACGGAGTAAACAGAATGAAGCTTACTTCTGCGGGTGATATGTTAGTATATGGAAACATCACAGCTTATCAAGGGACTATAACGTAATGGCTTTACCAAGTTCCGGAACAATATCCGCAAGCGATATACGTACAGAGTTTGGTTTGTCTGGTGCAGTAAGTTTTGGTAACTTATACAGAGGTGGCTCTACAATAAGAAACAACTACGGAAATAACTCAAGTGTACCCACTAGTGGTGCTTTAGATTTTGCTGACTACTACAGTCTTTACAAAGAAGGCACTATCGGTCAGAAGATATCTAACTGGGAAACGTACAGAACTTCTGGGCTGATGACAGAGATACAACCGGGTGGTTCAGAAGGTCTTGTAACTTACACTGATAAGCATTTGAACAACCCTTGGGCCGCTCCCGGCAGTCCTCAAGTTGCCTATAACACTTATACGACAGCAAGAGCAAGTATGCTTGCAACTAGTGAGTGGACTACCATTATTGGTATTAGTGCATCAGGTAGTATGAGCAACAGGACAAGCCCTATATCGGTTTATTCACCATCAGCTACTTTATATAATGAGTACACAGACACGCATAACGGTAATGCTAACATGGCTACAGCTCAGGTAAATCTTCCTTTTAATGAAGTAGGTAACGTATCTTATTCATGGAACAGGTTCAACACTTGGCGTTGGGGTGTTTGTTTTCTAATACTCATGCCCGGCAAGTGGGAAGTTAACCGTGACTACAACAGCGCTAGCACCAGTACCGGTTGGGGTGTGAACAGCATCGGGATTGGCAACAGTGCGCCTTCTCTGTCAATGGCTTCTAACGAGCTAATGGTACATGGTCGTGAACGTGGTGGAGATGGTTTTTCACAAGGCGATATAGTAGGCAGTAACATAAGCCGAGTAAATGCTAATGGCTGGTGGTATAACACTGGTAATGTTGGCATCTCTTGGCCCATATCAGCAAGCCCTAACGCATCACCTTACATGCAGAATGAACAACCAGACGGTACGTGGGTATTCAGAGAAGTATCATAATTAACAGAGAGTCCCTTCGGGGGCTTTCTTATCCAAAAAACAGAAGGAGTCTAAAATGACACCATTAATTACAGCACTAGCACCTATCATGGGTGACTTAGTGAAAAGACTTATCCCAGATGGTGATAAGAAGAATGATATAGAAAGAGAAATTAAATTAGCTCTACTAGAACACACAGACAGCCTAGAAGCATTACGTGGACAGATTGTTTTAGAAGAAGCAAAGTCGTCTAACTGGCTAACAGCTTCATGGAGACCTTTGTTAATGATGGTTATCATTGCAATTGTTGCTCTTAATTATTTAATATTTCCCGTACTCAACATGTTTATGGGGACAGTATATACTATTGACTTGCCAATCGAACTATGGAACTTACTACAAATAGGTGTAGGTGGTTACATTGTTGGACGCTCTGGTGAGAAGATGGTAGACAAGTGGAAGTCATGAAGTTTACTAAATT